GTTGGTCGTCGAGTTCGACGACCCGGCCAAGGCGAGGGCGGCGTCCATGCTGAGCCACAGCGTGTCGGCGATCCGCTGCGAGTCGGTGTAGACGATCCCGATCGCGGTGGTGATCGACGCGATGATCGTGCCGACGTTCGTCACCGTCCACGGCGTCGTCGGCGCCGCGGCGAGTGTCATCAACGCGGTGACGGCGGCGAGTTCTGTGACTTCGGCGTACATGTCGACGAAGTCCTGAATCACCAACTGCATCGCTGCCGGGTCGGTCCAATCTATGTCCTGCTCGGACAGCTCGAGGACACCGCCAAAGGTGCGCTTGGTGACGGTGTCGCTGGTGATCGTCATCTTGCGGGAGGCGAGCTCGTCGAGTTCGGCGGCCTGCTCGGCGACGTTGACGCGTTGGGTGATCTTCGGCCGGGTGAACGTCTTGCCGCTACCGGGCATCGGCCTGGATGTGAAGCTGTTGAACACCGGACGGCGCGAGTCGGCGAACTTCATCACCGGCCCGATGATCGGGATCGGCAGGACCCCGGTGTTGTCGGCGGTCGTCTGGCCGGCGACGGCGCGGGTCAACAGTTCGGCGGCTTCGAGGTCGCCGCGCTTGGCACGGACGTGCAGCACCATCCATTCGCCGACAGACAGTTCTGCCGGCGGCGTTTCGATCTTGGTGGCCCGGGTGACCAGCGGCTGCTGGGGGGCGACTCTGGCCAGCACGGCGGCGGCTGCGTCCATGCTGCCCTGTTTGGCTGCTTCGGATTCGATGTCGGGCAGGATCTGTTCGGCCCGCTTGTAGAGGGCGTCGACGTCGGACTGTTCGGCGTCGGTCAAATCCCTGTTGCCTTGTGAGGCTTTGGTTTCGATGGCGTTGATGCCGTCGCGGATATCGGTGTGCTGCTTGCGCAGCGCGTCAAGTCGGTGACTCATCTCAGGATCTACCTTCGTGGGATCGCTTGAGGTGCTCGTACCGTGGTTGCTCCCGTCCGTGCCCTGTCTGAAACGGGGCGGGTACTGGCGGAGCCCGGCGGATCTGCGGCCTTGCAACCGCGACAGTACTCCTCACACGACCGGCAACAGCAGCTTTCGTTTGCGGAGGGCGTCGAGGCGTGGTGTCGCCTCGGCGCGCACAGACAGCACCAGTGTCCCTTCGTGCTGGGCGACACGGGTCAGCGACATCTCTTCGATCGCCACCTGAGTGCGTCGGGTGACCGGCCCGCGTGTCGGGTCGGAGCGGGTCAGATGGGCGAGCGACCGATAGCCGAGACTGACGGCGGGGAGTTCGCCGTCGGTGACCCGCGCCAATGTCGAGATCGCATACTTGGTGTCCGACACCCGGGCCCGGAAGATGAGGGCGCCTTCTGTGTCGGAGTGTTCGAACGAGGTTTCGCCGACCGAACCGCGGAGATGATCGTGTTCGACGAACAGGGGGCGTAGGGCCCGCATGCGGATCGATTGGCGGGCGGCTTTCGGGTCGAACTCTTCCCAGTAGCGGACACTGCCGTCGTCTGTGACCTTGGCCGGGGTGTCGTAGCGGATGGCGACGCCTTCGAGATTGCGGCCGTCGCCGGACAGGTCGAAGTCGGTGGAACGGTAGAGCAGCTGTTTCACGGGTTCATCCTTGGCTCGGTTTGCGTGGCACTTGGAGCAGCATCGGCACCGGGGCGACTGCGGGGTCGCCGGTCGCCGGGTCGGTCACCGCCGGGCCGGCGGGCAGGGCGGGTGCCGTGGGTGCCGTGGGGGCCGGTGGTGGCGGTGGGAGCGGCGGTTTGCCTTCGGCTGCCCTCGATTCGTCTCGGGTTTCGAGGCCGGTCTGTTGGGCGAGTCCGTGGAGCTCGTACCGCTCCCGAGTCGTGGAGCGCAGCATCGCTTCCGGGTTGCCGCGCACAAAATTCTTGCCGGGGACAAGCCTGCTCCATTCCTGTTCGATGGGCAGCATGACCGGGGTGTAGGCGTCGACGATCCGCTCGAGGGCGTTGTCGGAACGGTTGGCGTACGTCATCCCCGACCCGCCGATCGAGGCGTCGAGGTCGGACGGGTGGAGTCCGAACATGAGGGCCACTTGGGCGACGGTGAGTTGTTGGGCTTCGATGAACTGGGCGTCGTCGGCGTTCCAGGTGATCGGCGTGTACGTCATCTTCTGCCCGATCACCGCCACCGTGCGCTGCCCACCGACGGCGCCGATCCAGTTCGCCTTGACATCGGTGGCCTGCTGCTGCGTCGGCAGATCGACCGCCAACTGGACGACCCCGGACGGCACCGCACCGGTTTTCCACACGCTGTTCGCCATCCCCTGCTGGTCGAGGCACCCGGCCAGACCTCGCCGGTGGGCTTCGATCACCCCGATCGTCATCACCTGACCCGGGCTGGTGATCCCGACGCGGACATGGACGACATCGTCGGGGGTGAGACGTTCGCCACCGACTTCGTAGACGACGTATCCGTCGTCGTCGTAGTAGGCGTGCAACGACCCCGACGGGACCGGGACGACCTGGCGCGGGTAGCCGTCCGCATCGAAGTCCGCTTTGATCCCGACATAGTTCCCTTGGGTGATCGCCGTCGCCGCGACCATCTTCCAATACGTGTACGACCCCAACGCGACGTCCGGTTGATCGACAACCGGCGGGCATTCGATCTCGGTGATCCCATCGGCCGCGTAACACTCGGCGTCAGCCATCATCTGCCCGACCGCGTTGGAGATCTTGTTCAACGCAGCCCACGCCGCCGGGATCCCACGCACCGTCTGATCAGTGACCGGCAACGAACCCGACGGCTGCAACCCGCCGAGAACCGAATACAGCCAGGCGAGATCATCACCCGACCCGGCGGTCTGCAACGGCGGCGGGATCGGCAACCGTTTGCGGGCCCGGATCAACGTTTGCGCACTCATCAGAGGACTCCCAGCATCTCGTCGGTGACTTCGGTGGCGATCTCGGCGGCGGCGGCGACCGAACGGGCGATGCCGAGGGCGACAGCGGCGTCGATCTTCGTTTTCGAACGGCCTTTGGCAAGCATGAACCCACCCGACCGGTCCAACTGGGGCACCGCACCGAGTACATGGGCGCGGTAGGCGGGATCGGGTTCGTGAACGATGCGATGCTCGACAAAATCGGCATACAGGTAGCTGTACGCGGGGACGAGGCGGGCCGGGGTTTGCGGCACCTTGAGCATCGGCAACCCCTCCCCCTCGAGCTCGTCGGCACCCTCGACGAAGTACCGGTCGTCGTAACCGACCCCGGCGACGGTGTACTCGGCGCACAGATCACGGATGTGCTGTCTGACGGCGGCATGATCGATCGTCGGCGCCGGGGTGAAGATCCGCGCCCTCGTCAACCAACGCTCCCCGAGACGCTGCAACATGACGACCGCCGAACTGTCCGAGTAGGCCGATTTGTCGACACCGACGAACATCGGCTCGGCGGTCGAGAACATCAACTCGCCCTCCGTGGCGTCCCAATGCTCGGGCCCGTTGATGCCCAGCCAGCCGGTGTGGGACCCCGATTTCTGGTTGAGGCGGAAACAGCGGAACGCCGGCACCGGTGACAGTTTGCGGGCCTGTTCCAACGCCGAGACACGCAGATAGCCGGCGCCGATCGCCGGGTTCGCCTGGCGCCATTGGGCCCGGTCGTCGATCGAGCTGTCGGGGTCGGCTGAGTAGCGCACCAGGACGAAGCCGTCGACGCCGCCGTGGAGTTGATCCATCTCGAGGAGGTGGTCGAGGGCGTTGGGTTCGTCGCCGGGGTTGAGGGTGCCGAGGGCGAGTACCAGTGAACGGGGCCGTTTGCCGCCGGAAAGGAGCAGCGAATCCCATGATTCGATGGAGATGAACCCGATCTCGTCGACGATCGACAGCATCGGGTCGAACCCCTGCAACGTGTCCGGTGCCGCTGCGGCGGGGTACAGCTCGGCCATCGTGGCCGGCCCCAGGATTCGTTCCTCGCCGCTGGCGGTGTACTGGATCGAGCGGCCGCCGAGATCGGGGTGGTTGCGGCGCATGTCCAACGCCGCGCCGTACACGCCCTTTCGCGCCTGGCGCAAGGTTGGTGCGATCACCGGAACATCAGGTTTGCCGCCGAACAGCTCGGCGACCTTCGGGTCGAACGTCGCCCACATCGCCACCGCCCCCGTAAAGGTGCTCTTGCCGTTGCCGCGGGGCAGGGTCAACGCTGACGAGTCGACACCGGGCTGCAGCACTTCCTCGAGCCAGTCTTTCTGCCATTGGCCGAGCTTCAACGGCCTGCCGAACCGATGCCCCTTGGAGGGGATGCAGTATTCCTGGCAGAACCGGATGCATCGGGCATGCAGCGACTTCGTTCGCCACTTTTCCCACGGGCCCGGACCTGTTTCGGTGACTTTCGA